ACCTCGTACTCTAGATATGTCCCACTTTGGAAGCTGACCCGAATAGAGCAAGCTAATAAGTTCTCTGTAGGCTTTAGCCCAGCCAATTTTAGAGTCGGCGACGTGTATAACGGTATCGGTGTCATGAAATTCCTCTGCTACTTCAGGTAGTTTGGTTACGTATTGACGTTCAACACTGAAGCCTACGCCTGTACCGCACATCAGGACGTACATCATTTCGTCAAACGCTTTGGGGTGATCGATAGGCATGTAACTACAGTTGAAGCCAGCAACATTATCACGGTCTAGTGCTTCACCTGCTGTCATTAAAGCCCTCATACTAGGCATAACATCCAAGCTATGAATGTCTGCGAACATTCCGTTAGCATCTTCTAAAGTAAGCTTACCCTTCTCAACCCAGAAGTTCAAGTATCTGTCGATTGTTTCTTCCCAAGTCTCACGCCGTTGTTCTTCTGGTAGGTAACGTGCGTACCGTGACTTGTGAATGTATTGTTGATATAGATCCATTATTTCTCCTTAGCTCTCCGACGCTTACCATCAATCTCTTTAACAAAGTCGGCATGATACGTATGCTCAACGATATAGTCGATCTTTGTTGTGTGGATATCCCATTCGGATAGAGGGCCTGAGTGCAGCTTGTACTCCCAATGAGAATCATAACCCGGCTCTAAGTCTTTCTCAACCGGACGCGGGACTCTTTTTTTTCTAAAGCCTCTTCTTATTTTAGGTGATGTCAATGTAGTACTGCCTCTCTTTTTTCTATCTCAAGACACACAGCTTCATGAAGATTGTAAAGGGCTTCGTCATCTACAGTATCTATTTCATTACCACTTGAAATATGTATTGCAAAGCCCATTATAATTGCTTCAAGTGGAACTAAGTCTCCAAAGTCTTCATCTTCCATGAATTCATCACTGATTGTATGTCGCTTAGTGTAAAGGACTCAATAGGTCTTTCAGGATACATAACCACTAACTGCTTCAGTTTCTTCCTAACCCATCGAGGTGAAAAGGTACTTAGAAAAAACTTGTTGTTGGCATAGACATGAGTTTGATCGGGCAAGAGTTCTTTGTAATTATTAGTAGTGATTTGTTTAGCTTCTTCTTCCGATACTAATGTTCTAAGCCAAGCAACAAGTATAATTCCTACCTGTTTGTTTATTCTTTTTATCTTCCTTTGGTTCATAAGATTTCTTCTACGCGAGGTTCTGACACAACCTTCGTAAAGTACACAGGGCCACTAGCGTAAGCGAAAGACCGAAGACCTTGGCCGTCGTTAGCGTCTGCGTAGCATTCAAATTTATAGGGACAGTATGAGCATCCTGAGGGTAATTTCATGTTGCCTTTTTTACCGTCAGAAATAGTATTATAACATCGATCTGGAGGTGTGTCAAGACTTAAAGCCTTACGAACGTCTTTAATTTTTTGTTCGATGTTAGGCTTTTCTAAATCTTCAGGCTGAAACAAGCACAACTCGCCGCTCTCTTTGTTGATAACAAGGAAGCCGCCGTTGTCTGTGTTCTCTGCAGCCTCGTAGCCAGCAAGCTGTGGTAGATAGCCGAAGGGATCGTTCTCAGCCAAAGAGCCATCGACAAATTTCTTAAATGAATAACGAGAAGCAGACTTGACATCGACTACTTGCCCATTAATCTTACAGTCCATGTGGCCTTTGATGCCTGATACACTAATTTCTTTTTGCTCTGATGAAACCTCGTGACCAGATAGTCGGACTAACATCAAAACAATTTCTTCGAGAATGTGTCCATAAAGAAACTTGATCTGTGTTGGCGCACTTATAACAGAAGGTTCGCTTACATTTTTATTGTCATACCACAGCTGGCGAAGAGGCCGTCCCACGTTTGACATCCTTAACGTGAATTTTTTTGAGGACTCTCTAGGCTTAGACCAAGCCAAGATGCTTTCCTTCATACGCAACATAGTCTGATCTAGTTCTTCTTCATTTATCTCAAGGGCCTCTCCGTTGGAAAGACCTTCGAGCCTTGCATAGATATCTTGTACTACTGTATTTAAACTTTCCATTCTGTATGATCCACGAACCGACATCTTCGGTTTCTTGCGTTGAATTCAACTACTTGGACTCTAAGTTTCTTCTGCTCTTCGGTTCGCTTATGACCCCAAGAGTTATTAGAGTTCTTAGATTTTACATCTATGAAGATAGGAGTTCCATTCTTCACAGCAATAATATCTATTGCACCAGTGCAGCCCGTGTTCCGAAAGACTTCATAGCCCTCATCCCACAACCAAGTAGTAACGTAATGTTCTGCCATGTCTCCAAGGCGTGAAGGGTCTGTTATTTCTTTTGGCACTATAGGCTCCTTAATTTTCCAAGAGGATCTAGTTTTGATATAGCTAGATTGTAACAGTCTACGGAAACTTTCCAGTTATTGGAAGGATCTATCTCTCCTTTCTTCCAAAACTTTGCCTCTTTAAAATATTCGCTCTGTGGTTTGTAACCAAGAATCCAGCCTTCGTTAAGTGAGGGTAGCACTCTTACAAAAACATAAAGGTCACAGTCTTGATGGAGACTTGTCTTTGCTATTGAACATTCATAGCTAGGCTTAGGAGGATAGTTAGTTCGTTTAGTTTTTACATCTACCCTCAAACCATTATAAATCATGTCATAGTTCTTGGTATGTGATAGATCAACGCCTAAAAACTTAGCTACCATTAGTTCGCCACTAAACCCAGCAACATTTCCTTGCCCTTTAGTAATAGAATTTTTTATGCGTCCCAAATTCTCAGCAAGCTCTTTGGCCTTTTCGAACTCTATATGATTAAGCTTAGTGCGTGTCAGCCCAGTTATTTCCGACATTGTATTCTCCTGTTAACCCACAACGTAAATTAAACTCTAGTCCTGATTGTTCAATGGCCTCAACACCTAACTCACCTACACGTTGAGAGACATCTTCGAGTGCTTCGATCTGCCACTCATCATGCACATTAGCTACGAAGTGTGCGTCCATACCAGACATCTTATCATTCAATAACACAAGCGCTTTCTTCATGACGATTGCGCCTGCTCCTTGAAGTAGTGTGTTGAGTGCAGCGTGTTCAGAACGTACAAACAACTTGCGTCCGTCTAGCCCCTTGAGGTAGCCACGCTTCGCCGCTCTTGCAACTCTGTCTTTAAGAACTTTAAATGCAGGGAGATTATCGAAGAAAGATTGTCTAAGTCGTCCACCATCGTCTGCGTTTCCTCCGACCACCGTTCCAAGCTTTGCATCTCCTGCTCCGTACAAGAGTGCATAGATGAAAGTTTTTGCCTGATTTCTTGATTCAAGTCCCGCAGCCATTTGATTTGCTGTGTGTATGTCTCCGTTGAGAAGCTCATAAGTAAATCCCTCATCGTTCATATAGTGTGCCAGCATCCTTAGCTCCAAGCCGCTGGCGTCTATGCCCACAAGTTTATACCCATCCATCACCGTCCAACACTGGCGGCACTCTTTACCATAAGGACTTCCAGTACTAGGAACTTGCGCCATGTTTGGATGACTGTGTGTCATACGTCCAGTCACTGCGCCGTTAGTATTAACGAACCCACGGACTCGCCCATCATCTTCTACTACCTTAAACCACGAAGTTATTTGAGCAATGCGCTTTTGAAGCATAAGATACTTAGCAATAACTGCAGCTTCAGGGATGTCCTTTATCTTTGACAGGACTTTTTCATCAACAATTGGCTGTCCCGTAGGCGTAAATTTTGTAGGCTTCCAGCCAAACTCCACGAGATATTCTCCAATTTGTTTCCTAGAACCAAGGTTAAAAGGTTCAGAATCACAACGAACAAGATGCTCGTTCGGATTCGCGCTCGCCTTTTCATACTCCTCATCTGACAACCTGACCTTCTTGGTTTCGCCTTTAAGTTGTGCCATCTTAGAAACCTTACCAGCCTTTGTCATGAGAGGAACAAGGGTCATCTGTGTTTCTCGTGGTCTGAAAGTTTTGTGAACAAGCTTCTCAGCCTGTGAAATGTTTTCGTTTAGTTCAGCTAGTAAACTCATGGCATGTTGTTCATCTAACAAGAACCCACGATCTCGCTGTGCCTGCATGACTCGATACACAGAATGCTCTAAAGCAACAGCATCTTTACTAAATCCCGCTGCTTCGATACGCGCAAGATGCTGATAGACCTTGTGGTTTAGTGACACGTCTTGTCTGCAATATGCCATCATCTCCGGCGAAAAGCTTTCAAAATCTTCGAACTCGATCTTCTTGTGTCGTAGCCTGTAGCCCCATCCTTCGAGGCCGTGACCACCTTCTCGTGTTGGGTTAAACAGTCGAGACAACACAAGAGTATCTACAATGAACCGACTGCCATCATCAAGATTAGAGCCAAGAAGTTTCTTGACTACAGGTATGTCGTATCCAAGGATGTTGTGACCGATAAGTTCTTTAGACTCTTCGAGCAGTTTGACTCCTTCAGCTAGTTGGTCTGGACCAAACTCATAGAACTTCTTAGTTACTGTGTCCATCGCAACAATACAAAAGACCTCAGTAGGATCTAGTCCATTGGCTTCAATATCAAAAACATAGCTTGTCATATTTCATCTCCGTCTAAGCCTTGAAGATCATCAACAGATATTTCAGAAAGGCGTCCGCTGTCTAAGTCATAGTGAAGGTGTGTGGCTAGGCCAACATCTCCCGTATACCTAGACTTGAGTACACGTACCTTGGTTGTTGAAGCAACCACAGGATCGTCTGCCTGCTGATTACGCTCTAAGCTTATCACGCAATCACTCAATTGTGCTATCGATTGAGAGCCACGTAAATGATTCAGTGCAGTTTCAATGCCGTTCTCGTGGCCTCTATCACCCTGTGTGCGTCGAAGGTGAGAGACTAGAATCATTCCACAGCCTGTCTCTTCAACAAGAGTTCGAAGCCTGTGCATGATCATGTCAATAGCCTTACGCTCATCAGGGTCATCAGAAAGCAACACGAGCATGTGAAGGTGATCAAGAACTATCCACTTACAGTCGCAGCCTATGATCATATAACGAAGCTTACTGAAAACACTTTCGAGGTCGTTCATGCCAAGGTGTCCGTATACCCAAACACGATCCTTATTCTCTCCGCCAAACATCTGGTGGTGTATCTGGCGAAGGTCGTCTTGATCAAAAAGATTACGAACACTGTCGAGGTGTAGTCTGGCGTCGGCTTCGATGGATAGAATACCGTCGATAGTTCTCTGCCAGTTTTCCTCAAGGGCCATAACGCCCACATTATCTCTAGTCTTTTTAATCAGCCAGTGTTCTAGCTCACGGGTGACACTTGATTTTCCAAGCCCTGTGCCACCCGTCAATGTAACTAATTCACCCGCACGAAGACCTTCTAATTTTTCGTTCAGCCCTGCCCAAGGGAAAGGCACTGAGTCTTTTCGTGTGCGAGTGAGGTAGTTTTCTACGTTCTCAGATACGTTCAAGACTCCAGAGGGTGTGTATAACTTGGAGTTCCACCAGTACTGGACGTAGGCTTTGTGTTGCGAACCGCGTAACATGTCATTGGCGTCTTTGTAATCGACGGGTAGTGACATGATCTTTGCTTTGCCGGGACGCAATAGTTTGGCTACCTTTCGAGCAGCCTCTTCCCCCACCTTGTCATTGTCAAAGTTAATGATGATGTTATCGAAGGACTCTAAAAACTCTAGGTTCTCCTTCACATCACGATCAGCAGACTGTGCGCCATTGCGAATAGACACAACAGGCCACTGTGAACCCATGAGTTCATAGGCTGACATGGCATCTACTTCACCTTCAACAATGGTTACGTACTTACCACCACTTTGAAATAGCTGCTGGCCGAAGAGACCAACATTCCTAGATTCGCCTTGCCATGTAAAGTTCTTATCAGGCTTGCGAGTCTTTGATCCTACTCGCTCGCTGCCAGAATAGTATGGGTAAACATGCTCGACTATCTGACCTTTTGAATTCTTTGTGGATTTAACTCCGTATTTCTTAGCCGTTGCCAGACTGATTCCTCTGTCTGTTAGGGCGTAGTATTCACCGTCGTCCATAGACTGCCTCGATGAT